ACTGCGGCTGTCATTGCTTTTGTAACGGTAGGTGCAATACCTGCCTTAGCCCCGGCACCTAATAATCCCCTCGTTATACCAGTATCTCCAAATACACCAGACTCTCCAATCTTCTGGGCATAACCGCCTAATACATCACCCATAGTACCGCCCTCTTTTAAGAATCCAGCTATATCTTTTATCTGTCCTATACCACCCTTTATACCACCAGCCGCCTTGCCGTATGTACCGGCGCTTTTACCGCCTAAATATCCTTCAACACCAGCTATACCAACCCTCATGAGTCCCTTTTCTTTAAAGGCTTTCTCTTGTTTACCAAGTTTTCCACGAATGTCTTGAGCATATTTACCACCACCAAATTCAGTCTTCTTAAACTTTCTTTCTCGCAGTGCCTGATCTGCGGCCAGTGCCGCTCCGCCACCCATAGGGCCGCCTAATAGTGTACCGGCAGTTCCAACGGCAAGTTTTCTTAACCAGTTACCACCGACCTTCTCTCTTCTCTTTGCTGACTGTTCTGCTAAATCTTTTATATTTTTATATTCTCTGGTATATCCTCTTTGTCGTCCCGCACCAGCGATAAGACCGCCTAACTGGTAACCGCCTGATGGCTTAACCATTCCGCCGCCATAATAATCTATTAAACTTTTGTATGCCATAATCTTATCCTATCCTAATAAATATCCCGTAAACCATGTGTATAATTCTGTATTATCTCCCGCTATATCAGTTTGAGCAGTACCACCCGATTGTAAAAATTGTACTAAGGCTGTATCTGCCGCTTCCATATCCGCTACAGATGTTATCTGAAATGAATGCATTGGAATTCCAGCCGCTGTATCCGCCGCGAAATTTGGGTCAAGAATTGAAAAATAATTTCTATTAGACGTTACCAATTTTAAAGAATAGTATGAAGCGGCTGTATCTAATTGTGAAACACCCACGCTGGTATGTAAAAAATATTTACCGGTAACTGGTGCAGTAAAAGTACTACTAGCAAAATTATCACCAACATCAAAAGCCTCAGTATTAAATTCAACAGTAGCGTATGAACCAGTAGACCAATTTGCATCAGCTACACTATTATATGCTAAAAAAGATGGTTGTTTCTTCTCTTCTCTATAACCTTTAATGTCTAACTTCCCCCTTACATCTAAATCTTTTTCAATAATTTGATTACCATCTTTAGATAGAGCAACTTTCCATAAAGCTCCTTTACTCTTTTTGTACAGTGTTAATTGTTTATTGCTTTCCTGCGCGAACACCTGTTCACCATCGCTCATTGCCCTTGCCGCTGGAGAATGACTAACCACAGTCTTACTATCACCAGAAGCAACAGAACTTTCCTTTATGTTTTGTATCCTTCTTATATCTCTATCAAATGTTATTGCCATTATGATACCCGCGTATGTAATGGTCTATATTCAATAGATATATCATTTATGTCAAACGTACCAGTAACTTGCTGTGGTTTAAACCTAAACTGTATACTTTGACAGGATGGTATACTATCAGCTGTAAATGTAGCCACATCCCATGCAGTAGAATCATTTAAATCACCAGAGTGTGTTCCTGCTGGTGCAACATTTGAACCAGTAGAAAAATCACTCCAGCTATCTTTACCGTCCACAGAATATTCTAATGGTGTTAATTGGTCAGCGCTTGATTTATAAGTAGCATATACTTTATATACTTTCTTTATATGCGATGGGTCGCCAAAATCTATATCTCTGGTAGTTATATTAATTTTAGTTTGATTTGCCGGAACATCAATTCCCATATATCTCATTTCAACATTAGATGAACCATCATAATACCCGAAGAAAAGATTACCCTGCCAGTCTGTAACAAAATTTGTGTATTTCTTTTGGTCTGTAAATAAATTATTAGCAAAAACCCATGAACGAGTTTTAAAATCATATATATAAGCATCACCACTGCTAACTGAACCATTTGCGGCCACTCCACCATAATTACTACCAGTATGGTTTGTTCCACTACAATCTTTCATTATTATTAATTGTTTACGGCGCTTTTCATATCCAACTATACTGTATCCTATCATACTAGAAGCATACATAAAATCATTCCAAGCAGGAGGAAATAATGCATTAGCGCTACCGGTTTCAACTATCTTATTATCTATTAAGTTTGATATCTTTCGACCGTCATATATATAACAGCCATTTTCATTTACCCAGCAGATACCATAATCAGTACGCACAACAGCGGATGGATGCTGAACACCATTATGTTTTATATTCTCTTCAAGAAACCAGTTAGTATCGGATGGAGATGATATATTAATAATCTGTACCGACTTCTGTTTAAACGCCAGCAATCTATCAGCATACTCTTCTAACTTTACATAATTCTCAGCATCACCCTTTACAACATCAATAAAATTAAAAGATGGAAATGTATCAAACTTATTGGGCATACTATATACTATCCTATCTCCAAATACAGTAGCTTGACCAGTAGATGCGCTTATTAACTTTACATTTGCTAAAAAAGCTCTTCTATTAGAGACTACAGCGGTTTTCCAAGACTCACCCGGCTGTCCTATGGAAATTGAATCTGTTGTTGGCGGATAACCATTTATACTCTCATAAGTATCAAGATTTGGCGTAAAGGAATATGCCTCCTCACTATATATTTCTGTTTCTGCGGCTCCAGCACTATCGCTCAACGGATTCCATCCTGTCTTACCAGAGACATCCGACTCTGTTCTTTGTACATAATCAGAATTCAAAGATGCCCTAATTCCTTTTCTTAAATTTATATCAGCTAAAAGAACCCAAGGTTCATCATCTTCTCCATTTGATTTATAATATACCCTACCACCACTTATTCTTTCATCATAGGGACTCTCACAGCGTACTATTATTTCCTGTTTGTATCCAGCGGTAACAGCAAAAGTATTGCTTGACGTTGGTACAAATAATAATGATTCCTGATTCTCATCATATATAAAACTTATAGCCACCTGATATGTATCAGCAAGCCAAGTAGCCGAAGCATCGGAAGCTTCCGTAACTGATATATTAAAACCAGCACCAACAGTGGTTAAATAATCACCGGCGGCTCCCTCATCACCTTCTGTATCAACCTTACACTCAGTAGGGGCCGCTAAAGTATTTAAATTATCATAAAAATCATGATAAACATCAGAAATTAAAGCATTAGATGATGTAGTATTTTCAAAATGAGTACGTTCAACATATCCAAAATGATGAATAATTGCTCCATTATTAAAATTAGTATCACACATTCTTATTGCATTATCAACAAAATAATAAGATACATCTGAAGGCTCAGATGCTGTAAGTGTCCTTGTTCCATCACTTCTTAAATTTATAGAGGTTCCGTGCCAAGCATCTGCCCCTTCTGACCTTTTCCATATATCCACCTGACCATTAGCGGCATCAGCTAAAGCTACAAGAGTTTCACCTATCGTATGTCGTTTTACAACAGCAGATGTATCATCTTCATCAATCGGCTCAGGGTCAACATATATTATTTTATTTCCATCATTATTTGTCACCTTATAAAATCCATTATTCAAAGCAGTATTAGTAACTGATATGATACTGCCAGATGGAAATTTATCAGCCTCATTCGTTACATTAAAATCTATTGAATAACTATCGTTTTCAGGGTCACCAAAATCAACATTGCTAGTACCACTATGCTTATAGCTTGCATTTTCAAGTCCAAAATCGGATTCAAACACCGCCAATCCATAACCCGGAGCAACCGTAGCGGCCCTATCATTAATAGTACTATTATAATCAGATTCTCCACCCCTAGTTCGTATAGCCCCCTGTTTGTCTATCATTATATCTACACCATTGGCAAGTTCATTTTCCTGTAGATCACGCGGGTCTTTCAAGTTGTTAATACCGCCTGAGAAATTGTTCATTGTATAGGTCTGTTTCGGCACTACGCTGACCTCACTAAGAAATCTTCTACAGTACCACGCCCAGCCATACTGTTATAATACTTCTTCCAGTAATTGGCCTGTCCCTCAGAACTTGACGGCAATGGTTTAGGTATGCGTCTATAGTGTAAGCGACACATAGCTATCTGAGCGGCGATATTTGTCTCCAGTATATAGTCCCAGTCCTCTTCTTTGGGGTCTACAAAATAAGACAGCTTTACTTTAGTAGCATCAGCCACCTTACGCATCAGGTCTTTGCGGTAATGTAAATAGTTCTTACATATATCTACCGCCACCCATGATTCGCACTGAAAAAGTCCTCTCGCTGGCCCCTTTATCTGGCGCAGGTACTTATACCCGCTTTCCACCTTACCAGTCTTGTATACTAGATCGGCGGCTTCAGATGAATGCAAATCCATCTTCTTTAAAACGCGCTCAATGAGGTCTTTAACCTGTGGTTGATTCAGCATATTATTATTTATAGGCTCTTTTTTAATTGGCCCAGCCAAGCATCGTCCAGCTTTGTCTTAGTTGATTTAACATACTTATCAGCTAGACTTATAAACATCTCTTTCAAGAATGCTTCGCTAAGACATGCCTTAACTCCCTTAACTAATATGCCCCTGACAAACGGGATATATGCGGCTCCTCCC